ATGTTTGACCCCATGGACACGTTAAACACCTCAAAAAAACCAGCCCTCGGTGACCGCGAGGACTGGCATCGGGTCGACATCAAAGCCGCCCTGGAGAAGGCCGGGTACTCCCTGCGCCAGCTCAGCCTGCAGCACGGTTATGCGCCGGGCTCGCTCAAAGCCACGCTGGACAAGCCCTGGCCATCTGCAGAGCGACTCATCGCTGCCGCCATCGGCGTAGCCCCCTCCGAAATCTGGCCCAGCCGCTATGACTCCGACGGCAAGCCCAAGAGTGGTCGGAATCAGCGCGGCATTGGCCGCTGGTCTACCCGTAAGTCTATCAGCGCACTTAACCACCGCAATGTTGAAACAGCGGTGGCTGCTTAACCACGTCCCGTCCCAAGGATTTGACATATGAAACGGCGAGCAAATCAGGCGAAGGCGAGCAACCAGCTGGAGCTGTCCTTCTATGAAGTCCCCCCACAACCCAAGAACGAGGCAGGTAGCTTGGACATCGCGATGAACATCCGCGAGGCCCTGGTCGACACCCTGGGTGGCGCTGCCGGCCGCGGCATGGACCGGCATGATGTGGCGGCACAGATCTCCCGCCTTGCCCACTACGACATCAGCAAGAACATGCTGGATCGCTACTGCGCGCCGAGCGCCGACGGGTGGCGCTTTCCGGCCGAGGCCATCCCGGCGCTTGTAGTGGCCACCGGTGACTACCGGCTTCTGGAGATTCTGGCTGCCGCCTGTGGCTGCAAGGTCTACCGAGGTCAGGAAGCCATGCTGGCGGAAATCGGTGCGTTGACGCTCCAAGAGCGCACCGTTAAGGACCGCCTCGCTGAGCTGCGCCGCACCGTGCCCAAATCCGTTCTTGACCGGCTGGTCGAGGAAGAGGCCAAGCGCCAGGGAGGGCGTCTGTGAGAGTCTGCCTCGATCAGATCGCAACTGCGCTTAATGTTACGAAGCGCGCGGTTGAAAGGCTGGCGCAGCGCAATGGCTGGCGCTACGACCTTGAGCCGGTCCGCGGCGGTTACCGAAAAGTCTTCACCGTGACTGATCTTCCGCGCGAAGTCGGTCAGAAGGTTAAGCACCGCGCCGGCCTGACGCAGAATGCCGCTGAAGCCGCCGCGGTCGACGCGGCCATCGCCCGCGTCCGCCAAACCGCGGCCGAGAAGGCCGAGCAGCGTCGCCTGCAGGGTGAGGCCAACCTCAAGAAGCTGCTGGACAGCCTCTCTGAGGGTGTTAAGGCGCGCCTCGACGCCCGCTTCGCCGTCGTGCGCAGCTGGGAACAATGGTTCGCCGCGGCTCAGCCGATGACCCGCTCAGTCAGCTGGGAAGCCTATGCCCAGGCATACAACGCGGGCGAGCTGCAGGTCGCCCACGAAGTCATCGTCGTCTTTCCGAAGGTGTCCGCCCGCTCGGTCCAGCGCTGGGTGCTGGACTTCGAGCGCGACGGCATGGCCGGTCTCATTGATGAGAACGACGGGCGTCTTCGCAAGGACGTCAACGTGTTCACCACCCAGCCGATGCTGGAGAAGGTCACGATCGCGCTGCTGATCGAGCGCCCGCACCTCGGCGTGCAGAACCTGCTGGACCTGATCGAGGCATCCGCCAAGGACCCGAAGTCCGGCGCGCTGCTGTTTAACGTGCCGACGTACCACCAGGCCTATCGCTTCCTGAAGGCATGGAAGGCGAAGAACACGGAGCTCTTCATCGCCTCGACGAATCCGGACCAGTGGAAGAACCGGTACATGTCCGCATTCGGTGACGCCTCGGCCGACGTCATCCGCTTGAATCAGCGCTGGGAGATGGACGCCACGCCGGCCGACTGGATGCTGACCGACGAGGACGGGCGCCACCGCCGCTACAGCGCTTCGGTGGTGATCGACGTGTTCAGCCGCCGTATGCTCGTCGTGCTGTCGCCGACGCCGAAGGCTGCCACGCACAAGTTCGCGCTACGCCTGGCATTGCTGCTGTGGGGCGTGCCCGAAGAGGTCGTGACCGACAACGGCCAAGACTACCAGGCGGTGGACTTTCAGGAGACGCTCCGCCAGCTCGACATTCATCACCACACCACCGGCCCGTTCTCGCCCTGGGAAAAGCCGCATGTGGAACGTGGCATCCAGACGATGCTGCACTCGAACCTGGAAGCCCTGTCGGCCTTCGTGGGCCACAACGTTGCGGAACGCGCTGCGATAGAGGCGCGCAAAACCTTCGCCGAGCGGCTGTTCAAAAAGGATCAGCTCGTCGAGATAGCCCTGCCGGCGCCGAAGCTGCAGGCCTTGATCAATGACTGGCTGGTTGGCACATACGAGCAGAACGAACATGGCGGTCTGGGCATGACGCCGTTCGAGCGCGCCGCATCGTACCAGGGCGAGATTCGCCGTATCGGCGACGAGCGCGCGCTGGACATCCTGCTTGCCCCGCCGGCTGGCAAGGGCATGTACGTGGTGACGAAGAAGGGCCTGACGATCGAGGGCGCCAACTTCATCGCGCCGGAGCTGGCTCTGCACGTCGGCAACGAGGTCGCCGTCCGCCAGGCAGCGGACATGGGCGAACTGGTCGTGTACCACGAGGGCCAATTCGTCTGCGTCGCCGTCTGCCCAGAGCGCACCGGCGTGTCCCGCCAGGAGATCGCCGCCCACGCGCGCCAGTTGCAGCGCCAGAACATGCAGGAGCAGCGCAAGGCCGCCAAGGCGACAAAGGTTAAGCCAGATGAGCTCATCGAATCCCATCTTCGCGCCAAGGCGGAAGCCGCCGGAAAGCTGGCAGCGCTGCCGAAGCCGGCGGTGACCCACCAAACCGGCGCACTTAACGCCGCCGGCGCGGCGCATCGTGCGCTGACTGGGCGCGCTGCAGACGCGCAGGTCCCGGCCGACCTGCAACAGATCCTCGACGCCCGGACGCGGGCCGAGTCCACCTCGGCGGAAGTGCCGCCGCCGGCCACCAATGTCCACGCCCTTCCTGAAACCGCCCAGCAGCGCTTCCGGAAGTGGTTGGAGCTCGACCAACTTCTTGCAAATGGAGGCTCAATCGATGACCCGTTCTTAACCCGCTGGTACGGCATGTATTCACAAGGCTCGGAATTCCGAGGCATGAAAAAACGCCACCTGGAAGCAACCCAGGCGGCGTCGTCCAACAGTGCCGGCACGGTTGCACCCGTCCGGCACGCCTTCCTGTAACCCCAAAAAGGCAAATTCATTATGTCCAAAAACACCAACGCAGGCAAACCTGCGGCCGCCCGGCTGCCCAGCGGCGTCGCCAACATTGGCACCCTGGATCTAGTGTCCGCCACATTGGAACGCCTGGATACGCGCCGCTCCGGCCTGCCCGGCATGGCTGTCCTGTACGGCCCGGCGGGCTGGGGCAAGACCTTCGCCACCAACGTGCTGGCGATCGAGAGCCGCGCCTACTACGTGCAGATGCGCAGCGCTTGGCGCTCGAAGACGCTGCTCGAAAAGATCCTCTTCGAGATGGGTGTTAAGCACAGCCGCGCCACCGTGCCGGATCTGCTGGACATGGTCTGCGAGCAGCTGAGCACGTCCCGCCGGACGCTGATTCTGGACGAATTCGACTACGCCACTAGGTCCGACAACCTGATCGAGCTGGCGCGCGATATCTATGAAGGTTCGCAAGGCTCGCTGCTGCTGGTCGGCGAGGAACTGTTGCCCAAGAAGCTGGAGCGCTGGGAGCGCTTCCACTCGCGCGTCCTGACCTGGGCGCCGGCGCAGCGCGTGACCGTCTCGGACGCCGCGCAACTGGCACCGATCTATGCCCCCGGCCTGTCGATCGCCGAGGACGTCCTGGTGCGGCTGGTGGAGCTGTCGAATGGCTCGGTGCGCCGCGTGTCGGTGAACCTGACGCAGCTGCATGAACACTGCCTGACCTATGGCGCCGAGGCCTGCACGATGGCCGAGTTCGACCAGGTCGCCATCTACACCGGCCGCTCGCCGGATCGGAGGGCCTGATGAACGCCGGAACCCTGACCCTGTCGACGTTCGATCACTGCCGCTACCAGATCGGACGCACCGACGCGCCGGAGCTCAAGGCCCGCGGCGTCATCCAGACCACGGTGCAGGCCGAGCCGGCTGCTGTGCTGCTGGACCTGACCCTGACCGGCACCCGTCGGCACCAGCGCGTCATGGCCACGGTGCTGCTCCTGCCCGCCGACCTCGACGGCTTGATCGGCCAGTTGGTCGCCGTCCGAGAAATGCTCCACCGCCAACAGGGAGGAAAGCATGACGCGTAAGCGTACCGAGCTGGCAATGAAGGGGGGCAAATCCCCCCGCCAGAGAATCTGGGAGGCCGTTCGTGCGAACCGCAAACGCTTCACGCAAGAGTCGATTGCGGAAGTCGTTTGCGGTCTCGAAGTGACGATCAGCCAGTACTTCCGCGCCCTGGTCGCGGCCGAAATCATCGAAGTTATCGCAGAAGAGAAAGTGGGCAAGCTGGGCAAGCGCAAGACCTACCGTCTCGTCCGCGATAACGGCGTTGAGGCACCTCGCGTGAAGCGCGACGGCAGCCGGGCCACCCACGGCGCTGGTTACGAAGCCGTCTGGGGAACGATGCACCGCCTGTTCGAGCGCAACGACTTCTCCTGCGCGGAGCTGGCCAGCTTCGCCAGCACGCCATCGGTGACGGTCGCCGAGTCGTCGGTGACCAAGTACGTGAAGGCACTGCACGCGGCTGGCTATCTCGACCGCACGCAAGAGGCCGTCTCTGGTGGCCGCAATCCCAACGCGCGCCAGGCACGCTACCGGCTCAAGCCGTCGAAGTACACCGGCCCGCGCGCGCCGATCATCCAGCGCCCGCAGACGGTGTACGACGCCAACGAAGGTCGCATCGTGTGGGCCGACATGAAGGAATTCGAAGATGCCGAATGAGGCCACGTCCCGCCCGGCGTACATGAGCGCGCCGTGGTTCGAGCAGCTGACGCGGGAGGTTAAGGCGTCCACCCAGGCCAAGGTTGCCGCACGCATGGGTATCTCGCGCGTGACGCTGAGCATTTTCCTTAACGGCAAAGGAGAGTACGGCAACGGCGGTGCGAAGCCCGATCGCATGGAGCTGCGCTATCGCAAGGCGTTCGAGCAGCTGCAGTGCCCGCACGACGGCGCGACCGTCGGCGTGCAGCACTGCCGCAGCAAGGCGCTGGGCGCGCCGCCCACCCACAACCCGCTGCAGCTGGGCCACTGGAAGGCCTGCCAGGCCTGTCAATTCAAGCCGGCACCGGAGGAGAAGGTGGAGCTGATCCGCCGTCCCCGTGCAGCCAAGCAGGACGTGCCCATGGCCGTACTCGACACCAAGACTTTGCCCCTTCCTGAAGTGGGCGCACCACAGATCCAGCCCATTGCCGAGGAGCTCGCATGAACGAACCCAGCATTCAATCGCCTCACCGCGGCGTCGCCCTCCGGTTGCGTCGGCGCCGTTTTGACGGACCCATCGTGCGCGAGATCCGCGCAGGGCTCGCCAGCATCGTCGCCGAAGTTCGTCGCATGGTTGCGCGAGTCAGCCTCCAGTGCGAGCTCAGCGGCATCGAGCGCCAGGAGAAGCGAGCCGTCCGGGAAGTCCACTGGCTGCGCCACGAGCTGACCCAGCAGGAACGCAATCTGGACTGGCTGCAGATCGAGTATCGCGCGCGTCGTGAGGTGCTGACCGCTCGTCTGGAGCAACTCGTAAAGGTGCCGCAATGAAGCCGCGCTTCTCGTTCCGTGCATTTCTGCACACCCGCCTGGGCATCGTCGTCTGGACGCTCCTGGTCGCCATGCTGGCCTATCAGTTCGGCCAGATCTCCAACCCGACGCAGGGTGTTAAGACCGCCCGCCCGCGTGTGATCGCCTGAAAGGACCCATCATGACCAACAAGCAAATCATCATTGCCGCGATCAAGGCTCGCCCCGGCATCCGCACGCCCGAGCTTGCCGAAGAGACCAGCATCGACAATCCCCGCACCTACATTGCCGGGGAAATTGACCGCGGCGAGATCCTGGTGGAGCCGATTTCGTCGGAGCTGGGTGGGCGTCCGATCAACACCTACCGGATCAACCCTGACAACCCGCCCGACGAAACGCTCAACCCGCGCCAGCGCGTGGTTAAGGCGCGCGCTGGGGCACAGACGACCGAAGCGGGATTCAGCGCGGCGCTGTCCTCCCGTGGGGATCTGCACATCAGCGACGGCCGTAAGACTGTCCAGCTCACGCCGGCGCAGACCGCTGATCTGATCGCCTACCTGGACCGCATCAACGTCGACCAGGTCATGAAAGCCGCGGGGGTCGCGTGATGCCGCTGCCGACCTTCCGCTGCCCGGTGTGCCGGAATGCGCTGACGCTCGATGTCGTGTTTGCGCACGACGGCGTGCGCGACGCGATCCTGCACCTGGTCAACGCCCACCCGGAGGCTGGCCGGCTGCTGCGCCCCCTCCTGGCGTACGTCGGCCTGTTCGCCCCGGTGAAGACTGAGATGCGTTATGAGCGCGTCGCGGCAATCCTGGGCGAGCTAGTGCCAATGGTGCACGCCGGTACGGTCCGCGACACGCATGGCCAGGTCTGGCCGGCCCCGATGGACTACTGGCGCCAGGCCCTTGAGGAGATGGTGGCCAGGCGCGACACCGGTGGGCTCAAGCTCCCGCTCAAGTCGCATGGCTACCTGACCGCCATCGTCGCCGGTTTGTCCAACAAGACCGCGGCCTCGGCCGAGCGCCGCACCGAGGCCCAGCGTGCCGGGCATGCCGGTGCCGGTACCGCGCCGGCCCGCATGCAGCCGGTCACGATTGCCGAGCCTGCCCCGCGCAGCGCGATCCCCGAAAACGTCCGTCAAGACATGCTGCGCGCTGCTGGTAGCCGCCGTGCCGAAACCATTGGAGACACCGAGTGAAATCAATCCCCGACCTCGAACTGCGCGCCATCTTTGAAAAGGCCGCAGGCGCACCGATCATCTGGACAGACGAACTGCAACAGCTGGCCGTCGGCTACTTCAGCACGCTGAGCGTGGCGACTGAAGAACCCAACCCCATGCTGATTCACGAGCTGACGGCCATGGCAGTGTCTCTCTCGACCTTTGCCTACACAGTGGAGTGGATCTCCACGGCTGCAAACGATGGCCTCAAGACCAACGCCTTCGCAGTGCGCAAGGAAGCGCTGCGCAAGTTCGCTGGTCAGGTCGTAGCTGTTCGCATCCACGCCGGCACCGCCGTGCCCGCAACCACGCACTGATTTAACACGGAGCAATCAATGACCCTCGCAGCAATCGCAACCCCGGCCGGCTACATGCAGGACGCCCACGGGCGTCTGGTGCCAGAAACTATGGTTAAGCCCATCGACAAGGCGCGCGACAGCATCGTCCACGAGCTCGCAGCCCGCGCCATCGAACTCAGCACCGCCATGCTGGAGTTTAAGAAGCGCGTTTTCGGCGATGCCGAGGCATTCATTTCCATGTCTGCCGAGGAGTACGGCGCCAAGGTCGGAGGCGCCAAGGGCAACGTAACCCTGCACACCTTCAACGGCCAGTACAAAGTGCAGATCGCCCGCGCGGACAACATCACCTTCGACGAGCGACTGCAGGCCGCCAAAGCCATGATCGACGAGCTGCTCGCCGAGTGGACCGAGGGAGCGCGTCCGGAGCTGCAGGCGATCATCCAGGGCGCCTTCGAGACCGACAAGGAGGGCAACCTTAACACCGGTCGCATCCTGTCGCTGCGTCGCCTGGACATCCAGGATGCGCGCTGGAAACAAGCCATGTTCGCCATCGCCGACAGCGTCCAGGTCATCGGGACCAAGGCCTATGTGCGCTTCTACGAGCGTGTCGGCAACTCGGAAGAGTACCGGCCCATCTCGCTCGATATCGCCAAGATCTGAGGGAAGCCATGGCAACCGCAAAGAAAGCAGTTCCCATGTGCGTCGTCAGCATCGGCTATCAGGATTTCCTGATGCCGGTATCCAGCGGCATGAAGCTCGTTGACCTGATGTCAACGGCAGTTGGATGTGAGACCCGCGGCTACCCTACCGAGGTCACCATCCGCGACCAGCCCGAAATCAGGATGGAAATGGTTAAGGCCAAGCAAATCCGTGCACCAGGCCCCGACCGCTCCGACAGCGACTCCCGCACTCTGGAGCACCGGCCAAGCCCAGTGCTCCGACTGCGCTAGATATCAACCCGCGCCGGGGCGGATCCGAACCCGGACACCACTGACTCCAGAAGGAAATCAAAACATGAACAAGACCGACCTGATCGCCCACATCGCCAACGAAGCCAAGCTGAACAAGAGTGAGGCCGAGCGCGCGCTCAATGCCGTGATCGACGGTGTCACCAAGACGCTCGCCGCCGGCGGCACGGTTGCCATCACCGGCTTTGGCGCCTTCGCTGTGACCAACCGCGCTGCCCGTGTCTCGCGCAACCCGAAGACCGGCGAAGCGGTCCAGGTGCCGGCGTCGCGTGCCCCGAAGTTCAAGCCGGGAAGCAATCTGAAGGCTGCCGTGGCCTGATGCGGTGAAGCGAAACACCCGCCGCTGCGGGTGTCTGCCAGGCGTGGTGGCCTGGCACTGATGAGCAGCCAACAACAAGACGTTAAAAGGTTAAGTCATGAAGGAACTGATTCTCGCCGGTGCAATGCTGGTCTCGATGCTGGTGATCGCCGCCGTCGCCATCATTGGTGTTAAGCGCTACGACGCAAAGCATGAGCGCAACGATACCGAGTGAAACGAGGAACGAAACAGCTACGCCGCTGTCACTTCGCTAGCACTCACCACGTACCACTGACATGCTCGATCGCGCCATCCTCGCCAAGATTCACGTCGCCAAGAAGCAGCTGGCGATGGAAGACGATGCCTATCGCGCGATGCTGCAGTCTGTCGCCGGTGTTGCGTCCGCGAAGGACCTGACCGTCGTCCAGGCTGAGAAGGTGCTCGCGCATCTGCGTAAGTGCGGCTTCACACCAGCAGCGAAGTTCGGTCGCAAGCCGGCCCCTGCGCGCGATCGCAAGGCGCTGGTCAGCAAGATCGAGGCGCTGCTGGCCGACAGCAAGCGCCCTTGGGCCTATGCCGATGCGATGGCGCGCCGCATGTTCCAGGTCGACAAGATCGACTGGTGCACGCCTGACCAACTCTGGCGCATTGTTGCGGCGCTGCAGATCAATGCCAATCGTCACGGGAGCTGACATGGACTTGTCCGAGGTTAAGAACCTGTTGCCAGCGATGATCCGAGCCGTGGTCAATGCCATCGGCATTCCGGCCGCGATCAAGCTTGTGGAGCAGCTCGGCGGTTCGACGTTCCCGGTACCGATGCGCAAGAATGCGGCTGGCGAGATTCGCTATCAGGTGCTGGCGGACGCCGTTGGCGACGAGGCGGCATCGCAACTGGTCGAACTGCTGGGGGGCCAGGAAATCTATGTGCCGCTGTGTTCGGCGGCGCTGCGAGAACTCCGCGATCGCCAGATCCGCTCCGACTTTGACCTGATCACACGCGAGCACAGTGCGCTGCATGCGGTGGCTACGCTCGCCATTCGGTATAAGATGTCGGACCGCCAAATCTGGCGGATCCTAAATCAAACTGATCGTGAGGCAGACTCAGGAGAGCAACACTGCCTCTTTTAACGGGGCAGCAATGCGCATTGTTCTTCTGACCGCGGCCGTAGCAATCGGGGTAGCGGCTATCGCCGCGTGCGATAAGCAGTCGGCACCGCAAGTCGCGGCCAAGAAAACTTCATTCGTGGTGGCAGGAAACAACGATAGGGAACTGCAGGAACACCAAAGCTTGAGGGGGCCAGCAGAGATCTTCCGAAGTAAAGTCCTGCAGGTGATGCGCGATGGGGCATGGGAGCTCGGCGGCACTGCGGACGCGGTGCGTCTTGGGCAGGTCGGTGCGAGGCTCTCGGAACTGGAGAAAGAGGGCGAGAAATTTGGGCTGATCGGTGCGCCACTGTCAAGCTGCGCCTTCCTCGGTAGTGCGGCATACACTTACTGGCAGGAAATGCGATTACCGAAGAAATCCTACAACGCGGCTGTGCTTGCCAGCGCAAAAAAAATGTATGAACAGGGCGTCAAGGATTGCGCGACCCAGGTAGAGACTCCGCCTGAGCCTATCGTTACACTATATGGGCCGATCGAGCAGGAAACTCCGCCGTTCCCTGGTTGCATGGAAATGATCATCAAACCGCAGGGAGCCAACTATTCCGAGTGGACCAGCCCACGAGGTGTGGCAAGCCAGCTGTGAGAATGTTGTGTGTATGGAGAATGAGCCCCGCCCTGTGCGGGGCTTTGTCTTTCCCGCCTCCTGACACGGGTTGAGGTGATCTCCGCGCGCGTGCGCCAGCAGACTGGCACCTACATCATAGGTCACATGTAGGGGCATACCGTGCAACCACGCGGCATCCGCAACAACAATCCGGGCAACATCCGCTGGGGCGACGGCTGGCAAGGCCTGATCGCGCCGCACATGCGAACCGACAAGGACTTCTGCCAGTTCACCGAGCCGAGCTTTGGCATCCGGGCGATCTGCAAGATCCTGCTCAATTACGGCAGCAAGGCGGGCCAGCCCAACGTCGGTGGTCCTGGCATCGACACGGTGCGCGAGATCATCAGCCGTTGGGCACCCGACAACGAGAACGACACCGAGGCGTATATCGCCAGCGTCGCGCGCGCTGTTGACGTCAATCCCAACGCCCATATCGACGTCACCGACCCGCGCATCATGCGCAGCCTGGTGGTGGCCATCATCCGTCACGAGAACGGCCAGCAACCCTACAGCCCGGCCCTGATCGACCAAGCCATGCGGATGGCCGGCGTCGTATGAAGCGCCTTCTGGAACTGATCACCGACGCCAGGACGGGGCGGCTGTCGCACACCAAGCTGTGGCCCAACGTGGCCAACCTGGTGGCCACGGTCTTATTTGTGCGCGCCGGCTGGCTCAATCAGCTCACCACCGACATCTGGTGGGCGTACCTGGGATGCGTCGGCGGCTACACCGCCATCATGCGCTTCGCACAGGCCGCCCGCGAAAGGAAGGTCAATGATCCAGCTTAACCGCCTGGAAGCGATCGCGTTGATCGTGCTGGCCTTGCTGGCTGGCATCACGCTCGGCGCGCCGCTCGGTCTCTGGTACGGCTCCAGCCGGGCGACCGCCATCGGCGACAGCCGCATCGCCGAGCTGAAGCGCCAGCACACAGAGGCCGATGCGAAGGCGATCGACGAAGCTGCGGGGCGCCTCAAGACCGAGATCGATCGCGGCAACCGCCTGAGCGCTGACCTTGCCAAGGCCGAAGGCCAGATCGATACGCTTTCCCAGCAACTCCGAACGAGGGTCGACCGTGTCACAACCGTCTATCGTGAAGCACCTGGCGCTGCGCTCAAGCCTTTGCCTGTGTGCATCTTTACTCGCGGCTGGCTGCGGGACTACAACGCCGCCATCGGTGCTGCAGTGCCCGCCGCCGGCGAAGGCGCCAGCGCATCTTCTCAAGCGCCCGCAGCCGGTATCGCCGCTGATGGAGACGACGAGCTCGCCCCGGCCGGCATCGACGCCAGCTCAATCCTGACCCATCACATCGACTACGGCGCCCGCACCCGCAAGCTGGAAGAGCAGCTTAACCGTCTGATCGACTTCGAGGAGGGCAAGGATGCTCAGTAACCGCGCCCTGGACCGCGCCTCCGACATCGAGCAGGCCGACCGCGACAAGGCCATCCGCGACGTGCGCGCACGCGTGCGATCTGGCCCGTCCTCCGAGGTGTGCCAGGACGAAACTTGCGGCGAGCCCATTCCCGAAGCTCGACGCCTGGCAGTGCCGGGCTGCCGCTACTGCATCGATTGCCAGGTTCGCCTGGAACAACACTGCTCTCGCCGGAGAAACGGATGAACGATAAAGAACAGTCGCAGGCCCTCGGTCGCATCGAAGGCAAGCTGGATGTGATGCTCGACAACCAGAAGCGCCAGGACAAGAAGCTGGAAGAGATGGATGGTCGCCTGCGCGTAGTGGAAGTCAAGGCTGCTACCAGCGGTGCAGTCGCCGGCGCCCTGGCTTCGATCTTCACCTCGGTTGGCGTGGCTGTAGCCAAGGCCAAGCTGGGCCTGTAAGCAGCGTATGGCCCACGACAAGGCAACCCGCGACAAGGTCCGCAGCGCGTTCGTCTTCGACCGCCTCACCCTGGAGGTGGCGTCGATGAAGGCTGGCGTGTCGTACGGCACTGCCAGGCGATGGAAGACCGATGCCCGCGCTGCCGGTGATGACTGGGACAAGGCCCAGGCCGCGCAACTGATGGCCGGCGGCACGATCGAAGATATCGCGCGCCAGATGCTGGCCGGGCTGGTCACGCAGTACCAGGCGTCGATGGACGCCATCACGAAGGATGCCGACCTGCAGCCTGGCGCCAAGGTCCAGATGCTGTCCAGCCTGGCCGATGCGTACAACAAGACGATCTCAGCCAGCAAGCGCATCCTGCCCGAGACGTCCGAACTGGCAACGGCCATGGACGTCCTGCAGCGCTTGGCAGCGTTTGTTAAGGACCGTCACCCGAACCACATCAAGGCCTTCGCCGAAATCCTGGAGCCGTTCGGCGCCGAGCTGAGCAAAGCCTATGGCTGAGAACCTTACCGATCGCGAATTCAAGAAGGAGCTGGCGCTACTCTCTGCCCAGCTCCTTCGCGATATTGAGGCCCACCAGTCCGGCCTCGACGCCAGCCCGGCGGCGATCGCCGAACGGCGCCGCCGCGTGCTCAAGGACGGGGACTTCCAGTTCTTCGCCTATACCTACTTCCCGCACCACATCCGCGGCACGCCGTCGAGCTTCCAGGGGCATTTCTGCCAGCGCTTCCCGCGCCTCTTGGAACAGCCTCGCGGCGCCCTGGAATGGTGGGTAGCGCCCCGCGGCGAGGCCAAGTCCTCGCTCGCCACTAAGATCGGGCCAGCGTACTGCGTGGTGCGCGGGCTGCTGCAGCGGCCCGAGATCCAGCAGGAAATCGGGTGGGAAGGCCCGTTGCCGCCGTTCATCGACTACATCATCCTGCTCGGCGCTGAAACCAAGCTCCCGGCCAAGCTGATCGAAGTGGTGAAAACCGAGCTCACGGCCAACGCCATGCTGCTCCTGGACTTCCCCGAGGCCTGCGGCAGCACCACGCTCTGGCGGATCGGCGAGGCCGTCTTCAACACCAACGTTAAGCTCGAATCGTTCGGTGCCGACCAGGCCATTCGCGGCACCTTCCACGGCGCCAGCCGGCCGAAGCTGCTGATGGGCGATGACCTGATCACCGATGCGGAAGCCAAGAGCCCAACGGAGCGCACCAACCGCTGGAACTGGCTGACCAAGGCCATCGACTATCTCGGCCCGCCGGATGGCAGTGTTAAATATGCCGGCGTCGGTACTGTTCTGGACAAGGACGATCCGATCTCGCGTGCCAAGAAGACCATCGGGCACGTCGTGCACCACTTCCGCGCGATCGAGCAAATGCCGACCAACATGGACCTGTGGGCGCAGTGCGAGGAGCTCATGCGCAACCAGGACCGCGTCGTGGTCGAGGAGGCATCCAAGGACGGGCGCGTGGTGCCGGAGGAGGAGTTGCCCTCGTACAGCTTCTATATAGAGCACCGTGCCGAGATGGATGCCGGCGCAAAGATCTCCTGGCCGTCGGTACGCTCGCTCTTCTGGTTGATGCGCCAGCGTGCCAAGGCCTTGCGGGCATTTAACACCGAGCTGCAGGGCGACCCGCGCACCGACGAGGACAAGGTCTTCGGCAACATTACCTTCTGGGTCCAGCGCCTGCAGCACTGGATGATGTTCGGTGCCTGTGACCCGTCCATGGGTGCCAATGAGAAGTCCGACCCGTCCGCGCTTCTGGTCGGTGGCTTCGACACCTGGAATAGCAAGCTGCACGTGATCCACTCCGAGATCAAGCGGCGCGTGCCGTCCAAGCTGGAAGCAGACCTGATTGCCATGCAGCGCGAGTTCAAGTGCCGGGCCATCGGCTTTGAGAACAACAATGCCTACGAGCATTCCCGCCAGACGTTCATCCAGGCGGGCATGCGTGCCGGCGTGCCGCTGCCGCTGGTCGGTGTCACGGCCACGGTAGCGCCGGAGGTGCGCATCGACTCGCTGGAGCCGTTCGTCACCGACCGGCTGGCGCCCAGCATTCTGATGCACGCGGATCTGCGCCAGCTGCTCGACGAGCTCGACACCTGGCCGGAGAAGCAGTCGCACCACCACTATGACGGCCTGACAGCGCTGCACATCCTGTGGGTAATCGCCTCCACCCGCGCGCACGGCCTGTATGAATTCACGCCTGTGCCAAAGCACGCGCGAGACGACGGGCATGACGACAACATGATTTCGGGCGCCCTGGGCGCCTGGTAGGAGCCACCATGGCAAAGATCGTAGACCAGTTCGGCCGGCCCTTCGAGCGCACCGTCCTGTCTGAATCCCAGTCCGCGCGCCTGCAGGCGCTGCAGCACGACTATGCTGCCCACCCCTCGCGCGGGCTCACGCCGGCCAAGCTCGCCCGAATTCTGGAGCTGGCGGAGATGGGCGACCTGATGGCCCAGTCTGACCTCTTCCAGGACATGGAAGAGAAGGACGGTCATATCTTTGCCGAAATGAGCAAGCGCAAGCGCGCATTGCTCACGCTGGACTGGAGCATCGAGGCTCCGGCCAACCCGTCGGCCGAAGAAAAACGCCAGGCTGAGCTGATCGATAGCTGGTTTCGAGACCTGCAGGACTTTGACGACGTGCTGCTGGACCTGCTCGACGGCATTGGCCATGGCTTCTCGGCGCTGGAGATCAGCTGGGATCGCGTCGACGGGATCTGGCTGCCGGTTAAGTTCACCCACCGGCCGCAGCGCTGGTTCATGACGCCGTTCGGGCAGCCGGATGAGCTGCGCCTGCGCGGCAATGCAGCGGCCGGCGAAGAGCTCTGGCCCTTCGGCTGGATCGTGCACCGCCATAAGGCCAAGTCCGGCTATATCGGCCGCGGGGGCCTGCACCGGGTGCTGGCCTGGCCATATATCTTCAAGAACTTCGCTGTGCGCGATCTGGCTGAGTTCCTTGAGATCTATGGCCTGCCGCTGCGCGTGGGCACCTACGGCGCGGGGGCCGGCAAGGAAGAGAAGCTCGCGCTGCTGCGCGCAGTGTCCGAGATCGGCCACAATGCTGCGGGCATCATCCCGGAAGGGATGAAGATCGACTTCCAATCGGCAGCGCAAGGAACCGAGGAACCCTATGAAGCCATGATTGGCTGGTGCGAGCGCACGCAGTCCAAAGTGATCCTGGGCGGGACGCTCACCAGCCAGGCCGACGGCAAGTCGTCGACCAATGCCTTGGGTAACGTGCACAACGAGGTCCGCCATGACCTCATGGTGTCCGATGCCCGGCAGCTTGCCGGCACGATCAAGCGCGACATCATCTTCGCCATCTGCGCCCTTAATTTCGAGCTGGGCGATCGGCGGCGCATGCCGGACTTCGTCTTCGACACCCGTGCGCCCGAGGACATGAAGCTCTATGCCGACGCTTTGCCCAAGCTGGTTGGCCTCGGCGTGAAGGTGCCGCGCGCCTGGGCGCATGAGAAGCTGGCCATCCCGGAGCCCAAGGAAGGCGAGGACGTGCTGTCGGTTGCCCGACCCGAGATGGCGGTACCGCCCGAGCTGCGTCCCAAGGACACGGCGCCCAGGACGGCCGCCATGACATATCGGGCCGTACTCACCAACGACCAGGGCGAGATCGTCTACCCGGATCAGCATGCCCTCGATCTGGCCGCAGGAAACCTGCCGGCCGAAGCGTTAAGTGCAGAGATGGCCAAGCTGCTCGGCCCAGCCATCCAGGCCATCCAGGCGGGCGAGGAACCCGACCAGGCCATCGAGGCACTGGTGGCAGCGTACCCAAATCTCGATGACCAGGCGGTGGCAGAACTGCTCGCACGGGCGATCTTCGTGGCGGACGTTTGGGGCCGGCTGAATGGCAACGCCTGACCTGACCTACGCCATCGGGCTCCCGCCCGAGGAGGCCATCCGCTACTTCGAGAGCAAGGGCTACGCGGTCGGCTTCAAATGGCAGGACGTCTGGCAGGAAGCGCACGCCCGTGCCTTCACGGTTGCCGGCGTCATGAAGACCGACGTGCTGCAGGATATCCGCGGCGCCCTGGACATTGCGTTAAAGGATGGCAAGACCTTCGCCGAGTTCAAGAAGGCGCTAATGCCGCTCCTGGAGCGCAAGGGTTGGCTGGGAAAGGGCTACCTGGTCGACGGAGAGACCGGCGAGATCGAGGGCAAGCGCCTGACGCCGCGGCGCCTGGAGACCATCTTCCGCACCAATATGCAGTCGGCCTACATGGCCGGCCGCTTCGCCACCCAGCTCGAAAACGTCGACAGCCGCCCGTATTGGGAATACGTTGCGGTGATGGATAACCGCACGCGGCCAGCACACCGGGTGCTCAATGGCCGCGTCTACCGGTACGACGATCCCTTCTGGCGTACCTTCTACCCGCCCAACGGCTACCGCTGCCGTTGCCGGGTGCGTACGCGCAGCCAGGCGGACATGGAGCGCCTGGATCTGCCGCGCTCCACCAGCGATGGCAGGCTCACCGAGGTCGACCAGGTCATCAGCCGGGACGGGGAGACCCGGCCCACTGTGGCATTCAAGGATCCCGTCACCGGGAAGAACTTCACCGCCGACCCAGGATTCGGCTTCAATGCTGGCCAGGGCTGGGCCGCGCCGCTCACGCCGCCGCCGCGTCCGAATCTGATCCAGAGCATTCCACACGGCGCCCCGACGCCCGCGGCGCCTGTGGCCACGCCGATCGGCGCGGACCGGCTGTTGGCTGCTGGCCAGCCGGCGGGCCAATACAGCGCCGCCTTCCTGGAGCGATTTGGCATCACGCCTGGCGTCGCCACCGCCTTCGAGGATGTCACGGGCACCCGCCTGGCCATTTCCGACGCGCTTTTCGCCACGGCGCCGGCTGAGTGGGTCTGGGGCCAGCGCTACGCCGGCCTGCTGGCCGATGCGGTGCGCGCGCCCGACGAAGTCTGGTTGTCCTGGGAGCAATTCGATGGCGCTTGGCGGCTCACGCGCCGCTATGTTAAGACCTACCAGGTCGACGATGGCGACTGGATCGCCGCCGGCTTCGAGTACAGCAAGGATGGCTGGAGCTATCGCGTGGCGAGCGTGCGCACACCGTCTGCCGATGACCAACTGCGCGCGATCGATGCCATGCGCGGCACGTTCCTCCAATATAGGAAGGCCCAGCCATGATCGACATCAAGCCAGACTTTGCCGGCTTGGACCGTGCTATCCAGCGCCTGGAGGGCTTCCAGCGCAGCAAACGCCCGGTGATGCGCCGCGTGGCGGGCGTGATGGCTGATGCGGTCGAGGAGAACTTCGCCCAGCAAGGCCGACCGAAGTGGCTCGGCCTGGCGCCGGCCACCCGCAAGCGCCGGGGCGACGGCAAGATCCTGGAGGATAGCGGGCGGCTTGCCAGCTCGATCGTCTCCCAAGTCGACAGCGATTCGGCCGCGGTGGGGACCAACGTGCGGTATGCCGCGATCCATCAGTTCGGCGGGGAGATCACCCGCGCCGCGCATTCGGGCTGGGTCCGGCTGCGCACGGATGCCCGCGGCAACCTGCTGCGGCAGGGCGAGAAAGGACGTGCTAGCCGTCTGGCGGTGTTTGCCAAGGATTCCCACAAGCGCGTCCGAACCGTGCGGTTCACGACAGACGGCAGCAAGGTCAAGATCCCCGCGCGCCCCTTCCTTGCGCTCACGCAGGCAGACGCCGACAATATCGAGCAGACCGTCTCGGACTACCTCGCCGAGCTGTTCAGGTAGCCTCTCGAAAATCCGGCTCGCTGAGCGATTTTCACTCTCTAGGGCGGCGGTGGTACATCCCACCGGCTACGAACCACGTTAAGTGGACGTTAAAAACGGTCGCAGCGGCATCCGCGACTGATTCTCCCCCGCGCAAGGTCACCCGCCGCCCCGGGTGACACCCTTCCACCTCATCACATGACCATGCCGCCGCGAATATGGCGGCATGACGATCCGTGCCCTCATCGCCTCCCTCTCCGTCGAGATCCAGACTGGCTCCACCGAGATCCAGCTGATCCCGGCCGGCTCATTTCGTGCCCAGGACGGTCGACCGAAGGAGTGCGCGGCTTGGCATCTTGATGCCGACATCGCTGCGCTGATCGTCGCCCACGTCAACGCACGAAAGACGCCCTATGTCATCGACTACGAGCACCAGACGCTCGCCGCCGCCAAGAACGGCATGCCGGCGCCTGCAGCCGGCTGGTTCAAGACGGTCGAATGGCGTGATGACAAGGGACTGTACGCAATAGACGTCGAATGGACCGACAAGGCCGGCGCCATGGTTGCCGCAAAAGAGTACCGCTACATCTCGCCGGTATTCAGCTATGACCCGAAGACTGGTGCTGTGGGCCAGCTGCTCCACGCAGCGCTTACCAACAATCCCGCGCTCGATGGCATGGACGAGGTCACCATCGCCGCCGCTTCGCGTCTGCTCGCCGACTTAACCGCCCAGACGGGGGCTGTGCCCGTCGAACTCAATCCGGAGTCCAATATGGATGAACTGCTTGAGCAGCTGCGCTGGCTGCTGAACCTTCCCGTCGGCGCGACCGCCGACGATGTTAAAGCCCAGCTCAAGAAGCTGATCGAACAGCTGTCGCCCGGCCAAGGCACCGCTGCCGCTGCGGTCAACCTGTCGGAACTGCTCGCCCAACGCGACCAGCAGATCGCCGCGCTCACGGCCAACCAGGTCGACCCGGCCCAGTTCGTCCCCATCCTGGTCGTAGACGGCCTGCGCGCCGACATCGCCGCGCTGACCGAGCAGCTCGCCACTCACAACATTCAGGTCGAAGTCGCGAGTGTCGACAGCCTGGTTACTGCCGCACTGTCCGACGGCCGACTGCATCCCACGATGGAGGGCTGGGCGCGCGACCTGGGCAAGACCAACCTGGCCGCGCTCAAGTCCTATGTCGACAAGGCAAAGCCCATCGCCGCGTTGCGCAGCACGCAGACCGGCGGGGCAGCGCCCGCGCCGGCCAAGCAAGGCCAACCGGAGCCGGTGGGCGAGACCGCGCTCGCCATCTGCGCTTCGCTCGGCGTCGACCCCGAGGCCTACGCCAAGGCAGCGACCCCGCAGGCCTGAGCCGCCGGGCACCATCACTTAACGTCTGGAGACCAGCATGACTGCGCTCACTACTGACCGCGACACCAAGTCCCGCGCCGGGACCGATTTCGAGTTTCCCGTGGCAGCCGCCGCCAAGATCTTCGCCGGCGCCATCGTTGCGATCGATGCCGCCGGCAACGCCACGAAGGGCGCGACGGCTACCACTCTCAAGACCGTCGGCATCGCCCAGGCCATCGCCGACAACAGCGCCGGTCTGGCGGGCGACATCCGCGTGCGCGTGCGCCGCGGTGTCTGGAAGGTGGCCAACTCGGCCGCCGCCGACCTGATCACCCTGGCTGATGTCGGCAGCGACTGCTACCTGGTCGATGACCAGACCGTGGCCAAGACCAACGGCACCAATACCCGCTCGGTGGCGGGCAAAGTCCGCGACGTGGACGCCATGGGCGTCTGGGTCGAGTTTTAACCCGCTGCATCACGTCATCCACTTCCGGAGAAATCAATGAAACGCACCCGCTTCCAATGGGGAATCGCCATCGGCATGACGGTGGTGATCGGCCTGGCAATGTGCCTGGCCAACCTGCACGGCACCGCCGTCCAACCGGCAGACGTCATGCCGCTGGCGCAGATCCAACCCGGGCACTTCGATGAGCGCCTGCTGGGCTTCATGGGCGCAGGCATCATCATCAACCGCGGCAACCTGAACGCGCTGTTCCAGGGCTTCAAGGTGCTGTTCCAGAACGCCTTCACCGGTGCGCCGGCGGACTGGGATCAGGTGGCCATGCGTGTGCCCTCGACCACGGCGAAGGAAGTCTATCCGTGGCTTGGCCAGACCACGCGCTTCCGTGAATGGATCGGCGATCGCGTGCTGCAGAACCTGATGCTCCACGACTTCACCATCAAGAACAAGCCGTGGGAGAACACCGTCACGATTGACCGGGACGAGATCGAAGACGATGTCTACAACGTCTACGGCCCGATGATTTCCCAGCTGGGCCTGGACGCCAAGCAGCACCCCGACGAGTTGGTGTTCGCGCTGCTCGCCTCTGGCTTCGGTGCGGCCTGCTACGACGGCCAGTACTTTTTCGACACCGACCACCCGGTGCTGCAGGCCGACGGCACGATCGGTTCCGTGTCGAACTTCCAGGGCGGTGCCGGCACTGCCTGGTATCTGCTCGATACCTCCAAGATGGTCAAGCCGCTGATCTACCAGGTGCGCAAGGACTACAAGTTCGTCGCGATGGACCAGGAGACCGACGAGCAGGTCTTCACCAGCAAGAAGTTCCGCTATGGCGTCGACGCGCGATCCAACGTGGGCTTCGGCCTGTGGCAACTAGCCTATGCATCCAAGCAGGACCTGACGGCCGACAACTACGGCGCTGCCCGCGCCGCCCTGATGTCCATGAAGGGCGACAACGGCAAGCCGCTGGGCGTGCGCCCGTCGCTCCTGGTCGTGCCGCCCAGCCTGGAAGGCAAGGCGCTGTCGATCCTGCAGGCGGAAAAGAACGCCAACGGCGCCGACAACATCTACCGCAACACGGCCAAGCTGCTCACCACGCCCTGGCTGAGCTAACGGGATACCTCCCGCCCCGTAACTGCCGCGTGACGCCGTAAGCGCGGAGGAAGGAGCCCGGAACCCTCGGCGGCAGTGCGGGGTTCCGGCATGTTAAACCGCTCATATGGAGAGCCACGATGGCTACCAAGAAAGTAAAGGTGTTGCGTGTCATCAGCCGCAAGGACAAGTTTCGCCGCGCTGGACACGAGTTCGGTGCCCACCCGAAAAACGTCCCGCTGGACACGCTTTCTGCGGAGCAACTTGCCGCGATCCAGGGCGACCCGAATCTGGTCGTCGTTGAGGCAGAGGTGGTGATCGACGAGGACGGCAACGTGGTCGAGGCGCCCCAGGCTGTCCTGGTGGACGCCGAGGGCCGCCTGCGGGAATGGGCCACCGAGCTCAACGCGCAGGCCAACGCGCTGACCGTCCGCGAGGACCAGGTCAAGGCTCGCGAGGAAGCTGTGGCCGCTGCCGAGACAGCCTTGGCTGAGCGCGAAGCCGGTCTGGCTGCCCGTGAAGCCGCCGTGGGCCAAGCCGCAGCCAAGGCCGCTGGCAAGGGCGGGAAGTAAGCCATGGCCTACGCAACGCGGGACGATATGGCGACGCGCTTCGGTGAGGATGAACTCATCGAGCTGACCGATCGGGACCGGAATGGCGCCGTCGACGAGCTGGCGCTGTCGGGCGCCCTGGACGACGCCAGTGCGGAGCTCGACAGCTACCTGGCTGGTCGCTATGCCGTCCCGCTTGCGCAGGCACCGCGATTCCTCGCTGGCCTGTGCTGCGATATCGCCAGGTATCGCCTATGTGGCAGCGGCACGCGCACCACTGACGACATCAACGAGCGGTACCGCAACGCCATCCGCTTCCTGGAGAAGGTCGCCTCCGGCGCTGTATCGATCGGGCCGGTCGCAGGCACCGGCACCGTGCCGGGCGCCGACAATCCGGTGATCTTTACCAATGGCGGCAAGGCCTTTGCCCGCGGCCGGGGGGCACTGTGAGCACCCCGATCATCACGGCCGTCGAGCTGGCCATGGTGGCCAGGTTGCGCCTGGGCCTCGGAAAGATGGTTAAGTCGGTCGAGACCTATGGTGGCGAGCTGGATGAAGACACCGATGAGGTGATCCGGCGCTTCCCCGCGGCTTGGGTCACCTTCGGCGGCGTGCGGGACACGCAGGCGACCAGCACCCGCCAGGAGAAGTGGAGAGCCGAGGCCCTCTTTGCCGTCATGGTTGGGGCGCGTAGCGTGCGCAACGAGCAAGCCGCCCGCCATGGCGGGCCAGCCCTGCATGAGGTCGGCAGCAACACACTGATCTACGCTGTGCGTCGGCTGCTGTCACAGCAGGATCTGGGCCTGCCGATGCGCCACCTGGCGCCCGGCAAGATCCGCACCCTGCGGCATGTGCTGCTCGGCCGGGAGGCGTTCTCCTGTTTCGCCCTGGAGTTCCACACCGCTTGGGTCGAGGACGTACTGCCGAACGGGGAATTCGCGCCACCCGTCCCGGACGGCGAGCCGGACGACATCTTCGAGCGCTACCAGGCGCAGCTTGGCGTGGCGCCAGCGGACTGGTTGCGCACCGGTCTCAGCTATCACCTGCAGCCTGACGACGGCAACGCTGATGCCCAGGATGTCATCACCAATAGGAGCGTTCCATGAAGGTTAAGGCCGCGCCCGGCCTGTCGGTTCCGAAGGAATCACAGCCGCGCGAATACATCACCGAGGACCTTGTCACCGAGGTCGAGCCCACGGCGTATTACCTGCGCCGCCTCGCCGAGGGTGACCTGGTCGAAGTCACTGAAACCGCCCGTGCCAAGCGGGCCAGCAAGGGAGATGTCTGATGCCCAGCCCCAATATCAGCTTCGATAGCATCCCGTCGAGCATTCGTAAGCCGGGCAAGTACTTCGAGTTCAATACCAAGCTGGCAGTGCGCACACTGCCGTCGAACCTGCAGAAGGTGCTGATTGTTGGCCAGAAGCTGGCCACCGGCACCCAGGCTGCGCTGGTTCCGGCCAATGTGTTCAGCGACGAGGAGGCGGCAACGCTCTTCGGCCGCGGCTCCCACGCCCACCTGATGGCGCGTGCCGCCATCACGGCCAACCGCTACCTCCAGCTCTCGGTCATCGGGGTGGACGATGCCGCGGCCGGCGTCGCCGCCACCAGCTCCGTCAGCTTCACGGGCCCGGCCACCGCTGCTGGCGGGGTCACGCTCCTGGTGGGCGCAACCCGCGTTGATATCGCCTTCGCCAGCGGCGACACCGCGGCGAGCCTGGCCACGCGCCTGGTCGACCAGATCGCCCAGCAGCCCGACCTGCCGGTGACGGCCGCGGTGGATGGTGTGACCCCCAGTAAGGTCAACATCACGGCGCGCAACAAGGGCGAGGCCGGCAATGGCATCAAGCTGAAGGCCTCGGTGGTTGGTGCTGGCGTGGTGGCCACCGTGGTCGACATGGCCGCTGGCCTGAACGACCCCGACATTGCACCGGCACTGGCCGCCGTCTTCGCATCCGGCCACGACATCGTCGTGTGCCCGTACGCTAGCCAGACGGCCCTGACCGCGCTGCGCACCCACCTGGATGCCGTCTCTGGCCCCCTGGAGCAACGCGGCGCGCGTGGCGTCGGCGGCTTCCCTGGCACTCTGGCCGCCGGCACGACGATCACCAAGGCGGTCAACGCCGGCCGAATCACGGTCGGCTGGCACCGCGGTTCGCGCAAGCTGTCCTGCGAGATCGCAGCAGCCTATGCCGCCGTGATGGCCAGCGAGGAAGACCCAGCGCGCCCGCTTAACACGCTGGAACTGGTCGGCATGGATGTCACCGATATCACCGACTGGCCCAGCCGCACCGAGCAGGAAAACGCGCTGGCCAACGGCCTCGCGCCGCTTGAGGTCGGCCCTGGTAACCGGGTACAGATTGTCCGCGCCATCTCCACCTATGTGACGGACGCCCAGGGCATCAACGATATCTCGCTGCTGGACATCACCACCATCGGCACCCTCGACTACGTCCGTAAGGCCTGCCGCGAGCGCATCGCGCTGCGCTTCCCGCGGGAGAAGAAGTCCTTGCGCACCAAGGACCGCGTGCGCAGCGAGCTGCTCGACGTGCTGTTCAAGCTTGAGGAGCTGGAGATCGTCGAGAACGTGGAGGCCAACAAGGACGGGCTGATCGTCGAGGACGACAGCCAGGACCCGAACCGTCTCGACGCCAAGATCCCGGTCGACGTGGTCAACGGTCTGCATGTGTTCGCCGGCCGCATCGATCTGCTGCTGTAACCCTTAACACTGTTCGGAGGCCAATATGGCACTGGAAGAATATGTCGGCGCCGTGGTGCTGGAGGTCGATGCCAGGGAGGTCGACGTTGTCGAGTACTCCGTGACCTCGCGCACCGGCACCAAGCCGGTTAAGACCATGAACCGCAACGGGCGGGTCAAGGGCTTCGCCAAGGGTATCGAAGAGCACGAGCTCGCCGTCACCGTCGTGATTCCGAAGTCGGGCGACCTCGACTGGATGGCGATCGCCGGCGCAAAGCTGACCGATCATCCGGTGAGCCCCGGTGGCCAGCGCGTGAGCTACCTGGACTGCTACACCACCGAGGTTGGCGAGAAGTACTCCGCTGACAACGAGGCGCGCCGGGACATCAAGCTGTTCGCTTCCCGTAGGGTGGTCGAATGAAGACGGCCGGCTCCCTGCTGTACGGCGTGTTGTACAACGACCAGCTCCACTACGACTTCGAGCTGCGGCTGCCGACCATCGCCGATAACATCGCGGCGATCGAACAATCCGAAGGCCCGGCATCGGCGTTGCGGATCGAGGTTTGCATGCTCGCCGCGGCGCTGACGAAGCTGGGGAATATCCCCGTGGACGCGATCACCTACGATCTCCTTGCACCGCAGCTCACGAACGAGGACCTGGACGTCCTCCAGGGGAAGGTGGCCGAGCTCAAAAAAAAGCGACTCAGGCCGAGCAGCGCCTCCGGGGCTTCCGCCTCGCCGTCGTCGCCCTCGGCCGAGTCGGCATCCCCGAGTCCCGCGTCCGGGGCATGACCGAGGCCGAGTTCGAGGGTTACCTGGCGGCGCTTCTGCCGCCAGGTCCTCGATCCGGTGCCGGCGAAACCGTCCGGCGCATCTCCACCAGGCGTAAGCGCGGCGGCAAGAATCCATGACAGACCTCAACGTTGCCCTGCGGCTCACCGCCCGTGACCAGCTGTCGCGGCCGGCGGTCCAGTCGCTCCAGAACGTCCGAACGGAGAGCCAACGCCTCTTCCAGGCTCGCGAGACGCTGGCTGTCCGCTCTGAGCAGCGCATCGCACGCGAGATCCGACAAACGGAGCTCGCGTACCAGCGGCTTGCGACCGCCGGGACCGTCTCCGCCCGCGAACAAGCGCGCGCCTACGATGCGATGCGCGCCAGGGTGACAGAGCTGCGACGCGAACTGGGCCAAGTGAGCGCCCTACAGCGGACCATGGGCGCGGTCGGCGCTGGCGTGCGTGGTCTGCAGGGCGCCGCCGGCGTTGGCGCGGGCCTGGCCGGTGCAGCTTACATCGTGTCGCGCCCCGCCGGCGCGCAGATGAGTTGGGACCGCCGACTGGCGGCGATGGCCAACACCGCATTTGCAGACCGCGGCGTCGAAGGCCGCATTGCTGGCCAGCGCACCCTGGAGGAAGCGGTTAAGGCCGCGGTGCGGACGGGTGGCGGCACCAAGGATCAGGCGGCTGAGACGCTTGACCAAGTCGTCGCCTCGGGCGCGGTCAGCGTCGATTCGGCGACAAGAATGCTGCCGACCTTGCAGAAGTTTGCGACGGGTGCTGGCGCAGATCCCACGCAGCTCGCTCAGATCGCCATTCGTGCGATGCAGACGTTCCGCATCAGTGAGCAGGATCTGCCGAAAGCGCTCGACATGGCGCTGGTCGCCGGCCAGGCGGGCGGCTTCGAGCTCAAGGACATGGCCAAGTGGTTGCCGCAGCAGATGGCGGCCGGCCGCAACGCGGGCCTGTCCGGCCTGGACGGTCTGTCCAAGCTGCTTGCAGCCAACCAGGCTGCAGTCATCACGGCCGGGACCAAGGATGAGGCCGGTAACAACCTGGTCAACCTCCTGGGCAAGATCAGCAGCGCGGACACGGCCAATGATGCCAAGAAGCTTGGAATCGACCTGTCCGGAAGCCTGGTGCGTGCACGGCAGAAGGGCATTGATCCGCTGGACGCGTTCGTTGGAATCACCGACTCGGTGGTGGGTCGTGACAGCCGCTATACGAAGCTCCAGGCGCAGCTCGCCACCCAGAAAGGCGGCGAGCGCGTCGCAACCATGGAAAGCATGGCCGACCTGCTGCAGGGCTCGGCAATCGGAAAGCTCATCCAGGATCGCCAGGCGCTGATGGCCCTGGTGGCCTTGATGAACAACCGCGACTACGTTAAGGAAGTCCAGGCAAAGACCCTGCAGGCGTCCGGCGCCAACGAAAAGAACTTCGCGGTCATCACCAACACTGCCTCATTCAAAGCAGAGCAGCTCAAGAACGAAGCCGACTTCGCGCAGAACTCTGCCTTCTCCGGCTTCAATCGCGCAGTCGGCGACACGGCGGAGAAGCTCACTAGCTATGCGCGCGAGTATCCCGGCCTGACCGCGGCGGTGGCAGGGGCCACCACTGCGTTGACGGCGCTCGCGGCGGCTTCCGCGGGCGCCGGTCTGGCCTCCGTCCTGCGCGGTGGCGCCGGGGGCGTTGCAGGCGGCACGGCTGGTCGCGCGCTTGCCACGGCGGGCCGGGCCGCTCTGCCGGTAGGCGCAGTGGTAGCGGCAGGCGCGGCTGGCTATGGCATCGGGACGTTACTGAACAACGGCATCAACAAGATCGTCCAGGGCGCCACGGGCCAGAAAGGCGCCAGCCTCGGGTCGTGGCTCTATGACGTGCTGCACCCGAGTGAAGGCAAGGGCGCCACATCGACGCCATTCCTGGAAAAGCTGGACAAGCAAGCCAGTGCGATCGAAGCCCTGTCGAAGGCGCCACAGCCCTTTGTTGTCGAGAACAAGGTCGTGCTGGATGGCTCGGTGATTGCCGAGTACACCAACAACCTCAATGCACGAGAAGCCCGGAGGTACTGATGGCCTGGTCCGATACCCTGCTTGACGCGTCGTTCCGCGGCGTCGCCTTCGATTGCCTGCGCACACAGGACAGTGCGCAACGCGACGTGGCCGTGCACGAGTACCCGTATCTCGACGGTGCAGACACCGAAGACCTCGGGCGCAAGGCGCGGCGCATCAGCATCACAGCGGTGTTCTGGGGGGCGGACTACGAGAGCCGCCTGCAGGCATTCCTGAAGGCCTGTGACCAAGCCGGCCCGGCTGAGCTCGTGCACCCGGTGTTCGGCAGTTTCCAGCGCGCGCAGCTGCTCGACTACCAGGTCGCCCACGACGCCGACGCCCCGGACTACTGCACGGTCGATCTGTCGTTCATGGAGGCGGCGCCAGGCAACCCCTTCTTCGTGCAGCAGTTGCCCGCGCAAGCGGCGTCGGTGGTTGGTCAGCTAGCCGAGACCGCACGCTTCGGCGGCATCGAATCCTTCGCCAAGCGGCTGGATTTCGTCAAAGGGCTCAAGGGCAACCTGTCCAGGCTTAATGCCTTGCGCGACGTACTGACCGGCACGCTCGGAGTGCTGCGTGGCCAGCTCACGGGATTCATCGGTTCGACGCTGGACCTGATCGACTTCCCGCGCGCCTTTACCGGCGATGTGATGGGCATTCTGAGCGGCATGGTGGACCTGCGGTCCTTTGATCCGGCCACGCTCTCAAGCGACTGGAAGAGCCTGGTCGGCCAGTTTGACAATGTCGTTCAGCTTCCCGCGAAGGTTGCCGGCGGCGCGGCTGTGGCTGATGGCGCGACAGGCGGTTCTGGCACCACCATTGCCGACGTTAAGCCGATTCCGGCCATGCCGGAAGACGTCACGCGCATCACGGCCGTCCTCCAGCTCGGCGTGGCCGCCGCGCTGGCCGATGCGGCGGGCGGGATACTCGCCGCGGAAGCCCTGGAGCCGACGCTCTCACCGCGGGAGATCGAGCAGGTCGCCAATGATGTGCGCGAGGCGATCCAGGTCGCGATCGACACGCACCGCGACATGCTGCCCGTCGACGAGGCACGGCCAATCACGGAGCCGCTCAAGGGCACGGCGCATAGCATCCAGGTCGCAGCCGTCGCCGTAATCGATGCGCGGCCGCCTCTCGTAACCCGCGCGGTCGAAAGCGCAGGCAACCTGCACCTGGTCGCCTTCCGCTGGTATGGCGACTACAGCCGCGCGGCGGAACTGGTGCGGCTGAACCCCCAACTCAGGAACCCTAATTTCCTGATTGCCGGAGACGTCCTGAATGCCTACTCGCGCTGATCGCTCCCGCGAACCGGATGCCGTGAGCCTGCTGATCGGTGGCAAGGCACACAGCAACTGGAGCCGGTACGAGATCGATTCCGACCTGCTGATTCCATCGGACGCTTGGCAAGTCGAGCTCGGTCTCCCCAAGGGTGAGTTTCCGCCAACGGTCCAGACCGGCGCCTTGGTGGAGGTGCGGGTGGGCCAGGATACGGTCATGACAGGCCGCGTCGACGAGATCTCGCACCGTGTCGGCAAGGACCAGCACACACTCTCCATCAGCGGGCGCGACGGTGCGGCGGTCCTGGTCGATTGCAGCGCGCCGGTCTTCACCGCCAAGCAGGCGACGCTCGCCGAGATTATCGCCAACGTGGTTAAGCCACTTGGCATCACTAAGACACGCATCGAGGCGGACACCGTTGCCACCCGCGAAAAAGTCAATGTCGAGCCTGGCGACACGGCATGGGACACGCTGGTCCACGCGGCCGAGGCCAACGGCCTCTGGCCCTGGTTCGAGCCGGACGGCACGCTCGTCGTGGGCGGACCGGACTATACGAAGCCGCCGGTGGCCAGCCTGGTCATGCGTCGTGATGGGCGCGGTAACAATGTGATGACGTTGGACCAAGTCCGCTCCATGGCGGAACGCTACTCGGAATTCACGGTTCTCGCCCAGGCGCACGGCACCGCTGTCGAGGCCGGCCGCAATGCGCTAAAAGCTGCCGTCAAGGATGCAGAGCTGTCCGAGCGAAACATCTACCGCCCCCGCATCGTGGTTGACCATGATGCCGACAATACGAGCACTGCACGGGGCCGGGCGCGCAAGCTGCTGTCCGACTCGCGTCTGAGGGCGATGACGCTGACTGCCACTGTGCGCGGACACCGGACCAGCGACGGCCTGCCGTGGCAGCCGGGACAACGCGTCCACGTGTTAAGCGAGCCGCACGAGATTGATGCGATCTTTTTCCTGATGGCGCGAAAGTTCTCCAGCGGTCGTGGCCAAGGCGCCACCACAACCCTGACCCTGAAAGAGGACGGCGTCTGGGTGCTCGATGCCCATCCGCACAAGCGCGCCAAGAAGCGGGCCAAGGGGCGCACCAAGCAAGGCGAGGTACTGGAGATTATCGATGTGGGCTGACGTGGACAAGCGAATTTCGCGAGCGCTAGGGAGTATCCGCCTGGCATTCAGGGCCGTCATCACGCGGGTCAACAGCGCGCCTGCCGTGCAGCTCGTCCAGGCAGACGGGCTGGCTGGCGAGCGGCTGCAGGACAACGAACTGATGCAGCACTACGGCTTCACATCGAACCCTCCCGCCGGCACCATGGCCGTCGTGCTGCCGGTGGGAGGCAAGACCAGCCACGGGGTTATCATCGCCACCGAGCATGGTAGCTATCGCTTCAAAGAGGTCGCACCAGGCGAGCTTGCCCTATACACCGACGAGGGCGACTACGCCCACTTCAAACAAGGGAACATCGTCGAAATCAGCACTGGAATCCTGCGCATTAACGCGTCGACCAAGATCGAACTGAACACGCCGCTTGTGGAGACCAGCGAGAAGCTGACGGTTCAAGGCCTGCTGACGGGAAATGGCTCGATGGCGATATCCGGTGGCACCGGCGGTGCCGCGGCTACTATTGCCGGTACGCTTAGTGCCACGGTCGACGTAACCGCCAACGGCACGAGCCTGCATGGCCATCAGCACAATGGGGATTCCGGAGGCGTCACCAGCCCGCCAATTTGACGTACGATTGTTCTCCCTTAACAGCGGAGAACTCGCATGGCTTACTTTACGGCACAGGCGCAGTATGGAGATTGGTCCGGCGAAGCGGAAGCGGACGACGCGGACCTTCAGGGGATCAGGGGGTATGTTCAAGACAAACGGATTATCAACAAAGAGGACCAGGTTGTAGGGGTCACGTTCTATTCCGCCACCGACGACTTCATCAGCATCTCGGTGCTGGTCGTCCGCGACGGTAACGAAGGAGATTTTGAGGAGGCCCTTCGCGACCGTACCCGGAAATTGCCGGTGGAGAGCGTTGATGTCGAGTTGACGCTGCCCGAATTCTTCAAGTTGTTTAAGCGCTTTTCAGTTACCCTCGCTCCACGCGGCATAGACATTGCGGGCCGCGAATACGACGAGGAGTGACAGTCATCACCATCACACCCTAGCAGTCATGCCCCGAGAATCGGGGCATGGACGCGCTTCTCGACCCCACCACTGGAGACTACGCTGGCCAGCGCACGGACACGCTGGCAAACGCGGTCTACCTGCGCCTGATGACCCCGTTGGGCTCCTGGTGGGCAGATCCGACGCTTGGGTCCCGCCTGCATGAGCTAGCCAGGGAAAAGGATCTAACGCGCGTCGCGGTCCTTGCCCGCCAGTATGCCGAGCAGGCCCTATCACCTATTGTTGATGACGGCCGCGCCATTCGCGTGGTCGTTTCCACGACCAGGGCCAATCCGGGCTGGCTAACCCTCCTGGTCGAGGTCGAGGAGGCCAGCGGCCGCGTCTCCCATTTCATTCATCCCGTGAGGGTTAGCTGATGGCCTGGACTTCGCCAACTTTCGCTGCGATCCGGGATGCGCTGCTGCGCGACATTAGCAACCAGTTGCCCGACGCTGATACTGGCACCGACTCCGACTACTTTATCCGTGCGAGCTCGGTCGCGAGCGCTGTGGAAGGGCTGTACCAGCACCAGGCGTGGATCGTCCGGCAGATCTTTCCGGATACTGCGGATCGCGAGTATCTCGAGTTGCATGCCCGCATCCGCAATCTCAGCCGCAAGCCTTCGGTAGCCGCAGCCGGCCAGGTGACGTTGACCGGCACGGTCGGCGCCGCAGCAGCATCCGGCCTCAGCGCCAAAGCTGCTGACGGCCGGGAGTATCTGACCAGCGTCGCAGGCGTCATCGGCGCAGACGGCACGTTGACCGTTGCGGCTGCCGCGGTTGTCGCGGGTGTGGCGGGCAATGCCGCCGCCAACACCGCGGTGACCCTATCAGCCGCTCCGGCCGGTATCGCCAGTGCCGCCACCATTGTTTCCATGACTGGGGGTGTCGACGAGGAAAGCGACGGCGAGCTGCTCGCCCGGCTGCTGGATCTGATCCGGCGACCTCCCGCCGGCGGCAACCAGTACGATTACCGCCGCTGGGCACTGGAAGTAGCGGGTGTCTCGTCGGCCTATGTGTATCCGCTGCGTCGCGGCCTGGGCACGGTGGATGTGGTCATTACCTCGGCAGGCGGACTGCCGTCCGCCCAGACCGTGACGGACACGCAGGCGCATATCGACGCAGTGCGGCCGGTTACCGCCAAGGGCTCTTTGGTGTTGGCTCCGACGGTTAAGTCGGTCGACGTGACTGTCGCGGTTAAGCTCACGGGTACAACGCTCGCCAGTATCACCATCGCGATCACGAATGCGCTGACCGCGCATTTCGCAGCACTTGCCCCAGGCGAAACGGTATTCAAAAGCCGGATTGAGGCCATCGCGAGCGACCTGTCCGGCGTGGTCGATCGGTCGGTCACCGTGCCGGTAGCCAACGTGGTGCCGGTGGTCGATGCGACCAAGGTTGAGTGGTGTCGCCTTGGCGTGATCACCGTGAGCGAGATGGTATGAGCCATCGTGATCTGCTGGCTCGCTTGCTGCCACCGACGAGCTATACGCCGGCTGCAGTCCGTATCAATGCGGAGCTCATCGCAGAGGGCGCCGCGCTCGATGGCGCGCAAACCGCGGCGGCGGGCGTGCTCGGTGGTGTCACGCCTTTCTTCGCCAAGGAATTGCTGGCCGACTGGGAGCGCGTCTGCGACCTGTCGCCGTCGGCCGGCGCGCCTTACCAGGTACGCCTGCAGGCCGTGCTCGCCAAGCTGGCCGAGACTGGTGGCCTGTCCATCGCGTACTTCGTTGGGCTGGCCAAAGGGCTCGGCTACACCATCAACATCGACGAGCCGCAACCATTTCGTGCTGGAAGCAGCCGAGCGGGCCAGCGGCTTGCCGCCTTCGATGTCATTTGGGTGTGGCGCGTCAATGTGGCGGGGAGCGCCACGCGTGCCTACCGTTTCCGTGCGGGCATGAGCCGCGCCGGTGAGCGCCTAACCTATGCCGCCGATCCCGTGATCGAAAGCATGTTTAACGCGTTAAAGCCCGCTCACACGCAGGCGGTCTATACCTATTTGGGGTAATCGATGGAACGAATTAACACGGCCGACGGGCTGTTCAGCGATGGCACCGCAGCGGCAGGCTATCTCGACGGCACGGTCGTCATTGCCAAGTGGCTCAACGACATGCAGGAGGAGGCTTGCAATATCCCGCTCGCGGCAGGACTAGCCCTTGACGGTTCGAAACGCGATCAGATTCTTATCGGGCTGAGGCGACTCTTTGGCGGCAATGTGACGACGATCAGCGCTTCCGGCGCTACAGCCCTGACGCTTGACAATGCCGGGCTTGTCTTGGTTGATGCGACGGCGGGAAATATTTCGCTCAATCTTCCCGCGGCGAATGCTCTTGCTGCAGTTCGATACGAGTTCCGCCGGCTGGACGCAACTGCGAACTCAGTAACCGTCAATCGTGTCGGCGCTGACACGATTGACCTCGGGGCGACAAGCTTTAACCTGCCCGAAGCTGGCGACTTCCGCCACATCGAATCGGATGGCGTAAACAAATGGTTCACAGTTTCCGCGAAGGCGGACCTGCTCGCAGGCTCGCCCGCTCAGTTTGACTGGAGCTCGAAACTCGCAACCACGAAATATGTGGGAGATAACGGCGTGCGGTTCTCGCCGGCAACGCGATACTACGCTGGCGCGCCACAGCTCGTGCTGGGGGCGGCTGATGTGGGCTGCACCATTTGCTTCAACGGAGGCGTGGCCCAGTCTGTGAAATTGCCAACGACAGGAAATCTCCCAGCTGGAGCAACCATTTGCATCTTTCGCGCCGGCGCTTCACTACTCGGCGTCTCCTCAGATGATGCAACAGCGAAGATCGATGTTGGCTCCGGCGCATTGATTTCGTCCCTCAATCTCCAGGGTGGGGAGGATGTGACTCTGACCTGGAGCGGAGTTGCCTGGATCTGCTCGGGCGCCTATCCGTTCCGCGCCATTCAGATGAGCGCATCCATTGCCGCCAATGGCTATCAGAAGCTGCCCAGTGGACTGATTGTTCAATGGGGTCAGTTGGTTACCTCGGGGTCAGCGGACGTGGCAGTGACGTTTCCAATCGCTTTCCCGTCGACCTGCTTGGCGATCGCATTCGCCAATGTTTCGATGTCCTCACTCGGCAATGTCGGCGCAACAGGCGCACCGAGCCAGACGGGATTTAGCTGCGCTGGATATGTGCCTGCTGGGCGCGCGACCATCGGTTCCAGATGGATCGCCATCGGCAATTAGGGAAGCCAAGCTTTTTTGCTGATGGCTTAGTACATCGTCAACGGAACATTGGGGTAAATCATGGGACGGAAACTCGCAGGATATGACGAACAAGGGAACATTGTTGCCTATTACGACAGCGTGGACAGTCCGGTGCCGGAAGGCGCCAACGCCATCGAAATCACGGATGGTGAATGGCTCGCATGCATCAATACAAGCGGCTATACCGTCCAGAACGGTGCGCTAGTCGCCCCTGTTCCGCCGACCGCCGCGCAGCTGCTGGCTGAAGCGCGGGCGACGCAAGTCGCCAACATCACGAGCGCGTGTGCCGCCCAAATCGTCGCCGGTTTCCAGTCGTCGGCGCTTGGCGCCTCGCACAACTATCCGTCAAACCTGGTCGATCAGCAGAACTTGGCCGCGTCCGTACTGGATTCCGTGTTGCCTGGGCTTGCAGCCGACTGGGTGACGCCGTTCTGGTGTGCTGATGCATCGGGTGACTGGTCATATGCGGTCCATACTGCCGCACAGATTCAGCAAGTCGGCCGGGATGGCAAGGCGGCGATCGTCGCAGCGATCCAGAAAAAGGCCGGGCTGGTCGCCGAAATTGAAGCGGCGACCACCGTGGAGGCGGTTCAGGCCATCAACTGGGACTCGCCATGAGTCGGACCAAGCTGCTGATGATCTGTGCGCTCTGTGCGCTCTCGGCGCCTATCCTGCTGCTGGCCATGGCCTGCCAGGCCGGGTTCGGGTCAACCTCGCGCGCGCTGAGTATGGCGATCGCCTACGACGAGTGCGGCAATGCGCTGTTCGGTGGGGCTCGGGGTGAGACCATCTCTGCCCGAACCGGCAACGCGCTGCTCGCGGGCAAACGATGGGCGAGCATCGTGGCACCTCTCATTGACGCGATGTTTGGTGCCGGCCACTGTTTGGCCAACGCCGTGCCGGCAGCCGACTCGAATGAAGAGCCAGAGGGGTGCGAATTGAATACAATGCGCTGACCTTAACAACGCCACCCTGCAATGCCCGAGTATGACGATTCGGCCGAGAAGTCCAGGCGCAACCTCGTAGTATTTTCAGGCGGAATTTTGGCCTCAGCGTTTCTGCAACCCAAACTCGCCGACCAAGCTAAGGTGCTAGGTTTTGTCGATGCAAAGGACATAGAGCCCATTCGTCTCTGGCTAGTGGTGACGCTGGTGCTTTTCTACATGGCCTTTCGATATTGGTTCTCGGAACCTCGCAAGAGGGCATATGCCGTGTGGGTTAAGGAGCGGGACCGGCGTGCACGGGCGGCTCTTGCCGAAAGGCTAGTGGTCGAGCTACGTCGACATTTCGAGAACCGCTCCTACATACCGACGATCATCCCTAAAGTCACCAATATCAAGTCCGATAACAGTGACGTATCATTAACATTTCAGGGTCTGTCTTTGGTGAAGGATGAATTCGCGCTTCAGGGCTTCGTCCGGTGCTGGGTCATTAGTTCTGGGTACGCCGTTGCGCCAGATGAGCAAGAAGTCGATTACGACGTGACGGATGTCCATGGCCGGGCCTCCTTTCTGAAGCACGCCGTTGCGGCCGGCGTCATGTCTGAGAGCGCCCATGAACTGTTTGTGCCGTGGCTACTTGCCGGTGCCAGCTTGATTGTTTGCCTTACAGCGCTGTGGCGGCACTTCTAAAGACGGCAACACCCATTGGCAAGCCGATGGCTTGGGGCGCTGTCGTGGCATACTCTGCACTTAACACCTTAAGGAGGAGTAATGCCGGAGAATAAAGGCCGGTCGCCGGACAAGAGCAAAGTCCCGACCCGAGATCATCAGTACGACCGTTGGGTGCCCACGAAAGAGGACTACAACGATCGCGGAGGCTGGTATCCAGGCACGGGCGACGCTGAGCGGATCATGCCTCGGGACCAGTTACCACCGCCGCCACCGATGCCACGCAAAAAGGAGGGATGAGATGGAATGGGACGACGAAGTATGGGCCAGCCGCCACCAGCTACTGTGCCGCTGCTGGATCTCCCGTATCTACCATCAGAAGCGCGAGCGCTTCTTCGATATGTGCGACTCCCTTACAAAGGCGGTGTCCGTTATCGGCGGCACCGCCGCCGTAGCCAAGCTGGCAGGAGCCGACCTCATGGTGATTGCCGGTGGCCTCATCACGATCACTTCCACCGCGAGCCTTGTTCTCGGCTACGCCAAGAAAGCGCGGACCCATGCGGACTTGGCCAGAGCATTTGCTGAGCTGGAGTCGCGCATCGTGGCCAAGGGCGTGTTCGACGAGGCTCAGGCCAATACCTACCAGGCTGAGATCTTGAAGATCGAACTGAACGAGCCTCGCTCGCTCGGCGCCTTGGTGCGCATTTGCCAGAACGAGTTGGCCTACGCTCAGGGGCACCCCGACATGGTGAAGCCTGTGCGGTGGTGGCAGCGGGCTTTTGCCCACGTCTACGACTTCGACCTCGCGGTCGCCGCCTAAGGGGCGGTCAAGCCTCGATTTGCGGCGTGGCGCGAAATTCCAAACCGCGCGCAAGATCGTGCCAGTGTGCGCGCGCCGTTACACCTGCTGACGCTACCGGGAGGTGCCTGGCGTTCGGGGTCGGATGGACGAACCCGACTTTAGGTCGGTGGCAGCCTGCTTATCACGTTATTGGTGGGACGCCTTCGGCTGCGCTGCGCGCGTTCCCTATCTCAGGTCTTGCGCACTGGCACGGAGTGCGTCGCTGCGCTCGCACGCGTTGTCGCGCGCGAGCCCAAAGGATTTTCGCTTCCCGCTGGTTTTCTCCCCTCTCCCGCTTGCGGGAGAGGGGCCGGGGGAGAGGGCAGGAGCTTCCACGAAGTCGTGCCCATGCACGGCGGTGACCCAGGCAATCCGGCGATGGCGATATCGCATCAACGCCTTTGCCTGCACTACGCGCGAACGCCCAAACACCATCAGCGCATATCGAGCCTGCGCAGCAGCCGCAGGCGTCCCCGCGATATCGCCCGCAGCAGGCTGCCTACACCCTGTTGGGATCGTTCAAAAGTGGGTGATCGCAGGCACCGCCCCTGACTCACATAGCGATGGCGCTCGGCCAAAAAGTGACCCGCCCAGCAGGGCGGAACCAGGCGTTTCAAAGGCCGTCAGCATGTCGCCAACAGCGCCCACCCCCAAAGCACCGGCTGGCATTTCCGACCCTCAAAGCCCCAAAACAAGCTTCGCAATAATGTTTCTCTGGATCTCGTTAGACCCCCCATAG